AGGTTGTTTGATGTCAAAGCTAGTGCGCAAGATGCAATGTCAGCTGAGAAGAAACATCAGTTTCAAGAGATTGTAGAAGCAGATATGGTAGCGAAGCCAATGTTAGAGGCTACTGAGGAGATGTTTGGTATTGACATGTTTAATACACCTAAGCAAGATTTGCCAGAGAGTGATCAAGAGTTAGCGTTGTATATGCAAATGAACTATAAGCCAGCTATAGAGATTGCAGAAGAAGAAGCTATTGATACTATATTAGAAGAGAATCACTATAAGCAAAGAATTCAGAAACAAGTCAACTATGACTTAATGGTATTAGGAACATCATTTGTTAAGCATCAGTTTTTACCTAATTCAGGAATATCTGTAGAGTATGTTGATCCAGCATCATTAGTGTACAGCTACACTGAAAGTCCAACTTTTGATGATTGCTTTTATTTCGGTGAGGTTAAGCAAGTTCCAATAACAGAACTAGTAAAGATAAAGCCAGATATCACTCCGGAAGAGATGGAGGAGATTGCTCAAATGTCATCACTTTGGTATAATTACTATGGTATTGTTAGACCTTATCAAGATAGTTTATTTCAAAAAGATGTAGTAACACTGTTGTATTACAATTATAAAACTACTCGAAAGATGGTTTATAAGAAAAAATACATGGACAATGGTGGTGAGAAGATAATAAGAAAAGACGATTCTTTTAATCCACCAGAAGGAGAAGAAAAGTTTGAGAAGTTAGAAAAAAGAATAGATGTGTGGTACGATGGTATCATGGTAATGGGAACGCAAAAAGTTTTAAAGTGGGAGTTAGCTAAAAACATGGTTCGTCCTAAGTCTGCTTCACAGTATGCTTTACCTAATTACATTGGTGCTGCACCAAGAATGTATAAAGGAGTTATTGAATCTTTGGTAAGAAGAATGATTACGTTTGCGGATTTAATTCAAGTAGTTCACCTTAAACTACAGCAGGTAATATCTAGAGTTGTTCCAGATGGTGTATTTATAGATGCTGACGGGCTTAATGAAGTTGACTTAGGTACAGGTGCCGCTTATAACCCAGAAGACGCCCTAAAGCTGTATTTTCAAACGGGTAGTGTAATTGGTAGAAGTTATACTCAGGATGGTGAATTTAACAATGCTAGAGTTCCAATACAAGAATTAGGCACCAACAGTGGTCAAGCTAAGATGGCTAGTTTAATTAGTTCTTACAACCATTACTTAAATATGATTAGAGACGTGACCGGACTTAACGAAGCTCGTGACGCATCTACTCCTAATCCTGATTCATTAGTAGGTTTACAAAAGTTAGCAGCCTTAAATTCAAACGTAGCTACCAGACATATATTAGAAGCCAACTTGCAGATTACTCAGAAACTTGCTGAAGCATTATCTTGTAGAGTAGCAGATGTGCTAGAGTATGCAGATTTCAAAGAAGAGTTTGCAATGCAAATAGGAAAATACAACGTATCTATATTAAACGATATTAAAGATCTATACTTGCATGATTTTGGAATATTCTTAGAAGTTGCTCCTGATGAAGAACAAAAAGCTCAGTTAGAAGCTAATATACAGACAGCCTTGCAGCGTGACCAAATAGATTTAGAAGATGCAATTGACATTAGAGAGATTAAGAACCTTAAAATGGCTAATGAACTACTGAAACTAAAGCGTAAGAAAAAACAAGAAAGAGATGTAGCTAGAGAAAATGAGAAAATGCAGATGCAAAGTCAAATGAATATGCAATCACAACAAGCAGCAGCTCAGTCTAAACTACAGGTTGTTCAAGCAGAAACCCAGGCTAAGATTCAGATAGAACAAGCAGAAAGTCAATTTGCAATACAGAAACTACAACAAGAAGCTACTCTTAAAAAGGATTTAATGGCTGAAGAGTTTATGTATCAAATGCAACTAAAAGGTGTAGAGTTAGATAGTATTCAGCAAAGAGATAAAATAAAAGAAGATGCCAAGGCTTCTAGAATATCTAAACAAAACACAGAGCAATCTAAATTAATACAACAAAGACAAGATAAACTTCCACCAATAAACTTTGAATCAAACGAAGATAGTTTAGATGGTTTTGACTTAGCAGAGTTTGAGCCAAGATAGAAGTAAAAAAAAGTTACTAACTTTGTACAACTAAAATCAAATCAAATGGATAATATAAAAGTAAGAGCCCTGGATGGTGCTGAAGAAAAATCAGTAGCTGAAAGAGAAGAAGATCTACTAAAAAAAGCAGGTCAAGAACAAGAAGAGACTACAGTAGAAACAACAGAGATTCCAGCAGAAACACCATCTGTTAGTTCGGAAACAAAAGTTGAAACACCTGTAGAAGAGAAAGTAGAGGAGAAAGTAAAAGAGAAACCCTCTTTAACAGAGGAAGAAGTTCTTTCATTTATTGGAAACAGATATGGTGAGGAAGTTTCGTCATTAGACGATTTAATTTCTAAACGTAAAGATTCTCCAGAGGTTCCTGAGGAAGTAATTAATTACTTAAACTACAAAAAGGAAACTGGAAGAGGATTAGAGGATTTCATTCAATTAAACAAGGATGTAAATTCTATGGATGAAGACCAGTTGCTGTTTGAATTTTGGAAACAACAGAAGCCTCATTTAGATTCAGATGATGTCGATTTTGAACTTAGTGAAAGATTTGCATACGATGAAGAAGTAGATGAAGCTCCAGTTATTCGAAAAAGGAAAATAGCAAAAAAGGAAGAACTTGCAAAAGCCAAAGAGTACTTTAACAATCTAAAGGAGACCTATAAGACGAAAGTTGAGTCAACAAAAGATTTTATACCTGCCGAGGAGTTAGAGGATTTTAAAGCTTATAAAACAAGTAAGAAGGAAACACAACAAACGTTAACTGAGCAAAACAAGAGGTCTGAGTATTTCTCACAAAAAACCAATGAGTTATTTAATGAAAATTTCGAAGGTTTCGAGTTTAAACTAAATGACAAGGTGATGAAATACAAACCTGCTGATTCAAATAAATTAAAAGAGTCACAAGCAGACATCAATAACTTCATATCGAAACACTTGAGTGAGGAAGGTTACTTAAAAGATGCCGCTTCGTATCATAAGTCACTTTCATTAGCTATGCACCCTGATTCATTTGCCAAGTTCTTTTATGAGCAAGGTAAGTCTGATGCAGTAAATGACATAACTAAGGAAAGTAAGAACATTGACATGAATGGTATTCGTAACGCAACTCAATCGGTGTCTAGTGGAGGTTTTAAAGTTACAGCAGTTAGTAGTAGTAGTGGTTCTGGATTAAGAATAAAAAGTAACAAAAACAAAAACTAACAACTAAAAACTAAAACAATGGCAGGAAATTTATTAGCCGGTGGAGTTTCATTAACTCCCAGCTCGGTAAAGGCAGCTTTACCAAGCAATTATATAACTGATTTCAACTTTTTGAGTCAGTATTTACCAGACACTTATGAGAAGGAATTCGAAAAGTATGGTAACAGAACAATCGCAGCATTCTTACGTATGGTAGGAGCTGAAATGCCTACTAACTCAGACCTAATCAAATGGGCAGAGCAAGGTAGACTACACACAAAGTACGAAGGTTGTACTACAACAGGAGCTGATGGTGCTACTGCTGCAACTAACGTTCCTTGGATAACTGCAGGTGCTGCAGCTTGTAACTTTAGAGTAGGTCAAACTATCTTAATTTCTTTAGATGGTGGTACTACTTCTAACAAAGGTATCGTTACAGCAGTTGGTGCTGGTACTGCAGCTGGTACAGCTGATTCTTTTGAAGTAGCTTACTACGAGGCGGCTCAAGCAGTAGGAATGAATGCTGGTACAGCAACTGTATTTGTATATGGTTCTGAATTTAAGCAAGGGTCTACCGGTATGGTCGGTTCTTTAGAAGCTGAAGATGTATTCTTATCTAACAAGCCAATTATAATCAAAGACAAGTATGTTGTTTCTGGTTCTGACATGGCTCAAATTGGATGGGTTGAAGTAACTTCTGAAAACGGAGCTACTGGATATCTTTGGTATTTAAAGTCTGAGCACGAAACTAGACTAAGATTCGAAGACTACATGGAAATGGCTATGATCGAAGGTGTTATTGCTGAAAATGCTTCAGGTGCTTTAGCTCACTTAGGTGGTGCTGCTTATCCAGCTGGAACAGGTTTAGCTAACAACGTAGGTACTGAAGGTTTATTCGAAGCTATTG